CTCCAGAAGAATCGCCGTTTTTTGTATACTTATCCAAGGTAGCCAAAGTCCCTACGGATGACCCACAGTTTAGATGGTTGAAAGACAGAAACAAGATTGATATGACAGATAGAAGTTTTCGTCTAGCAGCCGCTCACACTGTACCAGCTGCAGGCAGTACATTAACTTATACTGTTGAAACTGCTGGAACTTCACAAGGTTCAGTAGACTTTCTTATAAAAGGAATGGTCTTCGCTGTTGGTGAAACTAATGCTTCAACCAACGAACCAGAAACCGCAATCGTCAGAATAGAAAGCTCTCCAGTAGACACTGGTGATACAACCACATTTACTGGTCGTACTGTGTCTGCAGCAACAGGTTCAACTACCGGAGCTGCTGACCAAACACTATGTACCGTAATTGGTAGTGCATTTGAAGAAGGAACTGGTTCTCCAGACTCTTTCTCAAAGCATTTAGATAACGGTGTCGGATACTGTCAAATCTTTAAAACCTCTTGTGAGTTAACCAATACTGCAAGAGCTACTGTATATCGTGGATATGCTAGTGAGTTTGATAGAATCTGGAACCTAAAATTACGTGAGCACAAAGTTGATATCGAAAGAGCTATGCTTTTCGGTCAAGGTGGTCTCGTAAACGGTATATCTTATTCTGATGGTATCATTGGAAGTATTGTGAAAAATTCACAGTCACAAATTAAAGATAATGCTCAGTTAGATTACACACAGGATAAAGCATACTTCTCAACCCGCTCAGACGCACAGTTTACTTACGATGCGTTACTAGCTGACTTAGAAGTTGTCTTCGACCCTGCACGTGGTGGAGCTGGCGCAAAGCTTGCGTTATGCTCATTACCTGTAATCACATTCTTTAACAAGATGGCAAGTTCAGGTACTTTCTTATCTTCAGTACATTCTGCTGCTAATCCTTTGATGTCACAAGAGAAAGGTTCTTTTGGACATAAGGTGGTCAAGGTAGAAACTATTCATGGTGACCTAACCCTAGTAAAAGAACCTCTATTTAGAGGTTTTGCTGCTGGATTCATGGCTATGGTTGACTTGGACCAAGTTGCTTACAGACCTTTAGTTGGTAACGGGGTAAACAGAGACACACACATTATGACTAATGTACAGTCTGCTGATGAAGACCTACGTAAAGATATGGTATTGACTGAAGCTGGTTTAGAGGTTTCTTTACCAGAAGCACACGCATTGTTTAACTTTGAATCTGCTTACACAGCACCATAATCTAGGAGGTAATGAATAATGAGAGCCGCAACAAGAGAAAAGAATAGTGGTAAAGGTGGATTTCTACAAAAGATAGAACCAATCACCGTAGCTCGTACACTAACAGCCGCTGATAGTGGTAAGGTCTTCATGCTAAGTTCAGCAGGTGGAGCTTACTCTGTCACATTGCCAACTGCCTCATCCGGAGTTGATGGTATTCACTACAAGTTTATTGTAGAGGAAAAGACCCCAACGGGAGCTATTACTATAGCTGCAGGTAGCGCAATCATTAGTTTAGTGATGAAAGACCCCGGTGGTAACGCCTCTAACTCAACAGCAGGTACACAGGTATCTAATATCGTAATTGGTACTTCAGCACAGAAAGGCGACTACATTAACATAATGTACGCTGGTGGTGAATACTTAGCAGAAGCGATGTCAGGTATTGATGACGCACTAACCACTTCATAACCCTAAACAATACGGGTAACAGACTTGGATTCTGTGGGGGTTACTGAAAAAGAGTAGCCCCCGAATATCCTAAACATTTAAAACAGGAGTAATTATGGCTGCTTATGGTAATTTAAAAGTAAAAGTTATGATACATCCCGGTAACCCCGGAGAAGAAGATGGCGCAGTAGGAACTATGGCAAGGGATATTAAGGATTATGTAGCTACTTTAGATTCTACCAATAATGAAGTTTTATCTATCACACACACACAGTTGAATGGTGATAGAATTATGACATTAATTGTCGGAGGAACTTAATGAACTGTCAGCATTGCGAAGCTGAAAATAAAGGTGGATGGTTTTATTGTAGGGAGTGTGGTAAAAGAGCGCATCCTCCTAGGTATAGTACAGCTACAATTATAAGGGATGGTCGTTTTGCAACTGCCATTCGCAAAGACCATATTAACTTTAAAACTATGTCTATGGCAGAGGACATAGAATCAAAGGGAGGACAGATAAGTGGCAACATTTAGCGCACAAGTTGTTGACTTGATTGGTGCTTTTAGCGATGAGACAGCGTTAGATACCTTTATAACAGAAGGTGCTAACCAAGTTATTGACGCTATGCCTCGACCTTTGCTTGAGAGAATAGCAGAAGAAACAACTGTTACGGACGGCACTACCACTTCAGAAGGGCATAAGATATTGTATGTACTAAAAAACGATGGAACAATAGACCAGCCTTGTAGACAGATACCTGCTTACAAAAGAGGGAGGGTTCAGGATTCATCTGACATGGAGTTTGCTACTAATACAGACCCTGTATATTACATACAAGATGGAAAAATAAACATATTTCCAAACGGCAACGGTTTGATGGTTTCTGTTCCTACCTATAATCAAGGCTCACCGCTGGATGCTAGTGCTATATCTACGATAACAAACTTTCCTGACGAGTATGAGTATTTAGTTACTACCTATGCAGCTATAAAAGCATTGCAACAAAACATGAGTGGATTGGTAGAATCTGATTTAAGCATATCAGCGTCTGCGCCTAGCGCTCCCAGTATAGGAACTGTGAGTTATTCAGCAGCAACAAATGCAGATGCTTCCAGTACAGCTGTAGGTGCGATAACAGTAGCTACGGTTTCTAAGGCAGATATTAGTGGAGACGTTCCAGCTTACACTAAACCATCTACAACTGTAGACTTTGGAACTTTATCTAGCAGTGATTCTTCAGCAGGAACAGAAGCTAGTTTAGGGTTTGATGATTTTATTGCTAGTGAAGACCCTGAGATGGCAGCAATAAGTTTACAAAAACAACAAGAATTATTAAGGGCGCATCAAATTGATATACAAAATGAACTAAACGAGTTTAATAAAGAGAACACGAGATATCAAGCAAATGTACAGGCAGAGTTAGCAAAACACAATAGTGATTTACAAAAAGCATTAAGACAGGCTCAGGTAGATGCAGCTGATGCACAGCAAGAAGCAGCTCAAGCTACAGATGTTGATAAGTTTAACAAATCGCAAGACCAAGTGTTAGCACTGCAAAATGCAGCCCAAACTCTACAAGCTACAATACAAAACAATGACGACATCATACAAAAGTTTTTAGCTGAGATGAATAGGTATACTGCCCTAGTAAATACTGAGGTACAAACTTACGTACAAAACTTTCAAAACAATGCTCAGAAGTTTCAAAACGCACAGGTACAGCAAGCAAAGCTACAAGCTGATTATGATAAAGGTATACAGCTACTAAGGGGTGCATAATGGCATTGACACTGGTAAATTTAAACACATCTCCATCCGCTACACTGGTAACATTAAATACAAGTCCTAGCTCTACACTTGTTAACTTAAACACATCTCCAAGTTCTACATTGGTAAGTCTTAATACCAGCCCTAGTTCAACTCTGGTTACTCTAAATGCAAGCCCTAGTGCAGTACTATCTGGCTCTTGGGCAGGCGTAGCTAGTAACTGGGAATCTGAAGCTAAAACTTGGAAACAGATAGGTATGCTTGGAAAGGACTCTGACTAATGGCTGTTATAAGCTTAACTGTAAAGAAGATTATATCTAGAGTAAGACAGGCTTTTCCAGATGCGCCTGAAACTTATATTCTAAACTTAATAAACGAAGCATTGGTAGAAATGGGCAAGTACAATACTAAGGTTGAGTATGCAAAACTTACCACAGTGGCAAATCAACAATGGTATACTCTTAGTGATAGTAACGCTGGTGTGGAAATTAACAAAGTATACCGTGTTGACTTTATGGATTCAGATGGAACATACGTAAAGATACCAAGACTTTTAGATAACGAAATACCAACAATGGATATAGACTAATGGCAAGTACAT